CTTAACCCAGCAAGATAAGCACTGCCACCACGAGAACCTTCAATGTTTACCTTTTCACCATCGACTTCTTGCCAACCATTTTGATATTTGGCTGCACTGTCTACTAACAAAGACGGGCTGTCACAGAGCATACGTAGTGCAGTTATCTTGGACATGATTGAACCACGCATTGCATCTGCTGGACTTCCTGGTGTATAGCCTTGACCGTAATGAGCCTCAAGTGAAAACCCAGAACCAAACAAGTTCTTTGCTTCTGCAAGTTCATTAGTCAAATCCATAGTAATTTTTTCGTAAAGGTCTTTTGCTTGTTTATTAAAACGGGTCTTAATTGGGTCAAGATGCGTTGTTGCTGGAAGATACGGAGCAACGTCTGGGTCAGACTGTGCTTTACGAACCGTGGCTTCTTTCATACGGTTATGTAATAAATTTAGATTTCGATACCTCTGTACACCTCCGAAGTTATTTCGAACAATGAAGGTCTTATCAAACAAATCAAATCGACCAAGCAATCCTGGCTCTACGAACTGCATAATGCTGTACAACTCTTCTGGCTTACCGTTCTCAATAGGTGTGCCTGTAAGAGCAAATCGAACAGATACTTTAGAGGCTAAATCTTTTACTTTCTTGGTTCTCTTTGACCTAAACCCTTTAATTGCAGTTGCTTCATCACAAACCATTGCTGATATATCAAGGGTTTTTACAATGTCCCAGTCATTTACTACGGCTTCGTAATTTAGGATGATGTAATCAACCCTATTTGTTTGCCAGTTAAGTGCTTTGGAGTATTGCTCTTCTCTCTGTGCTTTAGTTCCATCAATAACCAGAGGAGTTGAGTCACTGAACTTCCTTATTTCACTAGCCCACTGATACTTCAAACTTGCTAAAGCAACAACCAAAACAGGCTTGTTTATAAGACCATCACTCATCAGTTTTTCGCAAGCAGCAATCGTCATACAAGTCTTTCCAAGACCCATCTCGTATGCAACCAGAACTCTATTGCGGTCTATCATTTTGATAACCGCTTCAGGCTGAAAAGGTTTTAACTCACCCTTGAACATCAGGCTCCACTTCTGGATAGTCTTTAAATATTATGTGGTCACATGTTCCAATCCACTCAAAGCAATCAGGGCAACGACCATCATCTTCGTTGTATAGGTCGCTAGAGGTACGCTCTGTCACCATAAATCATGTCCTTTGCTGTCTTTAGTCCAAGAGTAATTGCCTCCACTGACAATTCACCAGGGTCCTTTCCTTCTTCTCCATTGTAATTGAAGAACTTTAATTCAATACCGTACTTACGTGCCAGGTCAAGAAATTCTTTAGAAGCCTTACGACCTGCTGGGTCAATAGCGGGATTATCAAATGCTGAAACTACAACATCACATTGACGTAGTAGTTTGATTTGTTCAATGCTTATAACAGTTCCTAACACCGCAACTGTTCCGCTAATTCCTAAACTTTCTAAACGAACCGCATCTAGAGGCGATTCAACAACGATAGCCCGTTCTTTAACCATGTTTTGAACACCGAAAAGAGTTTTAGACTTCTTTAAACCAACTGGCCTGTTCATAAAATGGTTTGTAACTTCTATAGAGGAATCAGACTTCTGAAACTTCTCTTGCCATCCCATTAACTCAAACTCATACGGGTCACGCAAAGGAAGAATCCACTGATGAGACTTCTTTTTCCACATAACGCCATATTTGCGACATGCTTCTGCTGTCAGCCCTCTAGCGTCTAAAGCCCATTGAGGAGGCTCAGTAAACAAAGCAAGTCGTGCTTCTGACATGGGAATTGGTGGCGGCAAAGACACATAATCAGGAACTTTGTTTAACCGTTTACTCAACTCTTCAACAGTTACTTCGCTTATATTTGCAAGCCACTGTTTTACTGCGTCGTAATCAACATTTCCGTTCTCATCAAATAACTCTAATACGTTTCCAACTAAAGAGAACACAGAGCCTTTCCAACCACATGAAAAGCACAGGTTTGCACCTGTCTCTACGTTAATCCAGAAAGAAGGGTTGTGGTCTTCTTTGCCTAAAATACGCACGTGTAAAGGACAGTGACAAAGAATCTCGCTACCGCGTTCTCTAACAATCTCTAGTTTTAATGTCTCAACTACCTCTCTCACATTAAATGTCATAACATAAAGCCTCGTTTGCACATGCTGCAGACATTTGCCTTGGTTTCTTCATGAAAACAACCACGTTCAAAGTTCCAAGTCAAAGTAGTTTCACTTGGTCCACAGTTACGACTTGCCACAATCTTTAAATTTCTAATCTCGTCTTGTCCTTCAATTGGCTCAAGACCCAAAATAACGTCAGAGTCCTGGAAGAAAGATGATGAGTAACCAATTGAGTCTGCGGTTACTTTGCCACCACGCATCTTCCAAAGAAGAGTCTGGGTAGTAATGACAATAGGAAGGTCGTGTCTTTGTGCTAATCGCTTAAGTGAGCGAGTTACGTTTGTAATAGATTGAGGTGTGTTCATCTCTCCAGTCATTTCATCCATCATGAGATAAACACCGTCGACAAATACAATGTTTGGTTGTAACTTGGAAATAGTTGCTGACAGTGACGCAACTGTTAACCCATTTACAGCATCTACCAAGTGAAATGGCTGAGTCATAACGTCCATGGACTTGAGCATCGCTATGTATCGTTGCTCTTCCTCATCAAAGAGTTTTCCACGTCGTAATCTTCCGTGAGACACCTGTGCTCGCATAGCGTCATGGCGTTGCTGAACCTCACGGTTTGTCATTTCAAATGACTGGAACATTGGAACCTTGCCTTGGTTATGGACATGTATACCCATGGCAAGGGCTAGTTGTGACTTACCTGTTTTTGGTGGAGCAATTACCGTAATTAATTGCCCTCCTTGTAATCCCGCAGTTGCTTCATCAATCTTGTCGAAGCCTGTGGGAATTCCTACCATTATTCGATTTGATAATGCTTGATACTCCGCAAATCTTCCTTCTGCTTCTTTCGTTAAATCTAATTCGTTAGTTCCTGAAACACCTGAACTGTTTACAGTTGAGATGGTTGTTTCCATTGCAACCAATGCACCTTCGTGGTCATTGGTTGTAAGACGGTCAACAACATTCTCCGTACCCTGTCTAATTAAAAGACGACGACGGAAAGTAACTGCTTGGTCGACAAGAAACTCTAAAGAGTCTTGGACATCTAAAACCTGATATGTGGGATAGTGGTCACGAACAGTAACTGCTGTAGGGACTTCGTTGTATTCTCCGTAATGTTTAGTTACGAACTTCCAGACGTTTGAATTGTCTGGGTCTAAAAACCATTCCTTTGTAACTCCGCGTTGTAAGGCAGGAAGAATGTCGCGGTCACGAATTACTTTACTAACTAAACGATGCTCGTTATCTGCTGCCATGTCCCAACCTTTATAAATTCTGTAGTTCTACTCCATAAGAGCCGTACATAGCGACTCTGTTCTGCAAGTCTATAACGCCACGTAGATTAACACGGTACGGCATGTCATCTACGAGTTCTTGTGTTGTTATGTAGACCTGTGCAAAGTTAAACGGATTACCCCCTCTCCTGTCTAGTATCTCCATGATTTTTTCTAACGCGTCTTGCGTCCAACCAAGTTCTTCAATTCCTGCAAGTTCTAAAGAAAGTCCGTATTTGTTCCCTAACGTCCACAATTGTGCAATTGCTTCTTTCTTTAGGTTTTGTAATTTAACTTTTTTAGAAGTCCGCAGTAATTTACGAGTAACTGAAACGTCAATTTCTGCAACAACATCGGCAACAACAATCAGCCGTGCTGGAGTCTCGTTAGATATATCTCCGTTTTTCAAAGAACCTCAACCTTTGCATAGCGAAGAACAAAGTCGCGGAACTTCTCTGGACTTTCCTGTGCTTCTTGAGCAATGTCTTCTGGGACGTTGTCAGGCACAAGGATGGCGTAGTTGCCATCGTTCTCAGCCATACGAGCCTTAACAAATCTCGTATGTTTGCATTGGTTGCGGAGGATAAAGGTCGCACAGGTACAACGTGCGTCTGGGTCGCCAGTGGCTAACTGCACTTCAAAGATTCCTGTTGGTGAAAGAAACACCTGAACAGTACGCCAGTCCATTTTTGAGCCTTTCATGCTCTAGCCCTCCGTAAGTCTTGTGTCTTGAGACGAACTCTATGGAACGCTTCATTTGCAAAACTTTCCATCGCCTTGCCGTACTTCATGCCCCATGAATCCAGCATTTCGTTGGTAGTTACAATTGTAGGTAACGCTCGGTCATATCGACTGCGTAAAACCTCATCAAATGCAGCATCGTTAAAACTTGAACCATATTCTTTACCTAAATCATCCAAGATTAGTAAACGAACATTTAACCAATCTTCTTTTGCTCTTCCGTGAAAACCCTCTAGTTCACGCTGAAGTTCTCGCTTCTCTTCACCATCTAAATCAAATACGGCTTTCTTTCTAGAAACAAACTCAGCATAAGTTAAGTAATACACAGGTCGGGAAGTAATGCTGACATCTTTGGCTGAATACTTAAGAACTTCTTGAAAATTCTCCTCTGGTAGGTGGCGTAAAAACTCTGTAGCAGCGATGGCTGCCATAGTCGTCTTACCCAACCCAGGACCGCCATCGAGTAACAGGCCAACACCCGTTACACCCAAACCACCAAGAGATTTGATGACGGCCCCAGATTGCATATCAACCAACCAGTCAACCACTACTGGAGGGAACTCCGTGACCAAGTCCTTGGTTTCCATGCCCAAGAACCGATACGGAATATTTGAATTGCGAAGAAGCCATTGTTGCTTCATTGGCTCCAACGTCCTGATGTCGTAACTCATAAATCTTTTTGTCCGTCTCTAAATCGTAATAGTTTTTACCTTCGTATCTAAACCGTGTTCTTCTAACTCCATCTCCAGCACCCAATCACACCAATCAGAGGACAACTCAGATAACAACATCATAAGTATTGAATTCATTCTACTCCTTATCCTCGTATTTAAGCCCTGTCTCAAGAACCGTAAGAACAAAATACTTCTCGCCAGGGAAGAGTATTCTGGTAACTGCATCGATAATCTTAGCCTTCCACTTCGGCATATCAACAACTACAAAGATAGGAAGGTCCTTCTTCTTACGAGGCATCTTTATCCCAACAATATTTACACATCCACGCGTTGTTTTGCGGACAATACAAATACGTAACTCTCTTAGGAATCCTGGCTTTGCAAATAAAGCAGTAAGAGCCTCGTAAGTTTCTATGAGGTTTAACTTCCACCCCGACCTCCTTCATGCTCACTATATTCATATTCCGTTCTCTTCCATATACTTTAAGCGTTCTGCGTAGGGTTCTTCTTTAAAGATGACACCTGGTAGGTCCCAGATACGAGTCATCTCAATCTTGCAAGTAACACAACTAATCGATGAAACTCCTTCTAGCACGATTAAAGCAGTGCGGTAACCACACTTGTTACAAACGTACTCATAAGTTGGCATTATCAATCCTGGCTTCGTGCCGTTCTAACGCTTTGCGACCAACGATGGTGTTGTCGAACGCTCTACCATCCGAAGCATAAAGCACATCAGGTGTGGTATCAACGACTTGCTCAGTCATATCGCCAAGAAGGTTGAGCCCTAAGTTCTTTCGTGCCAAGTTCATGTGCGTCCTAAACATTGCAAGATAAATCTTGTACAGGTGCGGAGCCTCGCTGCCGACGTTTTTAAAGTTTGAGTCATTTGCCATAAACATCTTTAGAAGTTCCATTTCGACCAGGGCTGTCGTTTGGTGTTGGCTTCGCATCTTACGCAGGGCTCCCGCAAGTGCGTTCACGTTCATAGTGCCAGGTAGCCATGGGAACTTCTTGCCTACAAGGTAGGAGAACTCTGCTGCTATGTCATAGACAGTCCAATGCTCGATTGGTCGTCTGCCACGAGTTTTGGTTTGTCTGACGTTGGCAGTAAGTACGTACACGTCGTTCTCGTCTTCTAACTTACCGACCCCGCCAATCTCGGAATCTCTTTCTTGTTCTTCCCGCCATTTCTTGTTCATTAAAGGGTCCTTTCGGATTTCTACATTTTCATAACTTATTAACTTATTAGTATTAGGTACTAATGGCTTATGGCTTATTGACTTAAGCACATAGTCATCTGTACTA